CCTCTGGTACATCTTCGGTAATAAAAATACAGATTCTTATAGATTGAGAGTTTTGTGGAAGTATTTCGTACGCTATAGGTTTATTATTAACATCTACAGGTTCAAATAATATTTTAGTATCGCGTTTAAATCTACCTGCAGGAGGAGCAAATTCAAATATATTACCACCTAACCTAAGTTTATCAGGTTTTCTTATAATATTAAAGTAGTACGGACTGAACGTAGAGGTATCCTCGATAAGTATTTGAAGTTTTAACAAATCTTTTAACGAAGGTCGTCTGTCAACGCGAACGAGCTTACCACCTCCTTTGTCTGGTGATAGCGATGTATTTATAGTAGAGTATGCCATACAAAAATTCTAAAGTTTTCCTTATATAAATAAGTATGACAGAAACTTATTCATGGGTAATTTTTGAAAATCCTGCAACTTTCTTTATATCAATTAAATTATCAACGACATCTCTAACAGAATCTAGATGACTAATAATCATAAGTAAATCGAATTGCGATTTTAAAAATGTAAATAGCATAAATAATGAATTAAGATTCTCTGAATCAAGGTTTCCTAATCCTTCATCAATAGCTAAAAAATTAGGTCTTGGTAGATTAGATACATTAACAAGAGCTGTTCTGATAGCTAGCGATGATATAAATTTTTCCATACCAGAAGTTAGTTCTAGTGGCCATGTTTTTTCCTCACTATACACTATATAAGTATTAATATTTTTACCATCTAATTGAAACATTATTTTGAAGTCAACTATTTGAGCTAATATATCATTAACTTCCTCCTCTATAATTGGAATTACTTTAGTAATCAATTCATAAGGGACACCATCTCTTTGTATAGCATCTATATAATATTCATATGCTTTAAATTTCTGTTCGAGCTCTTCTGCTTTTTTTATAGATTGAGTAATATTATTTTTAGTTGATAAAGCAACTTCTATAGCACCATGTAATGTCATATACTCCTCATCTATACCAACTTTAGTATCTGTTAACTCATCCATTTTAATACTTAACTCATTTATCTGTTGGTTGGTTTTAGTATTATGAATTATAGCTTTTTTATTTTCATGATATTTTTTCATTTCTAACTCAATACCATATTGCAGTTGTTGAATTTTATCACGCTTTTCTCTAGCTTGATAGTATGCTATCCTACCAACGTTTCTTTCTTTTTCTATAGTTACTAGTAGACTATTAATTTTAATAATTTTATTATAATCTAATTCTATATCAGCATTCTGTAGCATGAAATTGTTGCAATCTTTAATTTTCTGTATTACTATATCCGCTTTTTTCTTATCTTGATCTAGACTTGATTTAGTTTCGTTTGCAATTTTTATAGATTCACTTTCTCGCTCTTTACAGAATTCACAGTTAGGATCATATTGATTATTAGTAGATTCTAGCTTTTCTAACTTATACTTAACATCAACCTTTATCCGATCTCGTTCAGCAGTTAATTCTTTAACTTCTTCTCTTTGCTCACATAATGCAGTATACAAGTCTTCCACCTCTTGTATATCATAACCTTCTAATATAGTAGTAGCTTTGAGAATTTTTTCTTTGTTTAATATAGCAATACTTTCATCTGAATGTAATCTATCATTTATTGCTTCTATCTGTTTACTGTAGTTTTTATATTGCAAGTCCATAGAATCTATATCTTGATTAACCAATTCTAACTCTATTATTTTAGATTGGAGTGCAGTAATACGTTTATCTAGAGTTTTAATTTTACCAGTTAATGATATAGTGTTCTTTTTTACTTCTTGTTTACGCTCACGTTTTATTTCAAGCTCAGTTTCAGCATCAGCTAGCTGTTGAGTAAAATCATTCTTTTTAAAATCTTTTAATAGTGCTTGTACATCTTTTATTTCGTCTAAAGCTGATCTATATAAGTCATCAAATACTTTAATATCTAAGAATTGAGCTAATAAATCTTTTCTCTCAAACTGAGACATATCAATAAATCCAGTATTATTATTTTGAACTGATAATGCAGTTAGTATAAAGTCTTCAAAATTACCAACATATGAACTTATAATTTTATTAGTATCATACCTAGCTTCACCATTTAAGGATACCTCATTACCTTGCTCGTCTAACGTCCAGAAGTTAACTTTAACTGAGTATTTACCTTCTTTCCATCCTTTGAGACCTTTGCTACCATTACGTTCAATAAAATAATCTTGACCATCAATCTTAAAATGCAGTTTGCAGTGAAACGTATTTTTTTCACTATTCATCACATCTCTAGCTTGTGATGATCTACTACACTTATCAAACAGACAATACGTTATTGCATCTAGTAATGCACTTTTACCGGCTGCATTCGGAGCAAATAATCCATAAGCTCCTTTCATGTTAGAAAAATTAACTGAATTACCAGTACCGTAGCTGAACATATTACTGAACTCGAAATTCATAGGTTTCCAAGTAAGATTTCTAAACCCATCTATTTGACTTATGTTACTGTTTAAATCTTTGTTAATTTTTTTTATAGTTTTAACTACGTCATCCTCTAAAACAAAATTACGTTCAAGGTAATCTACAATAAGCCTGTTTTGGTAATTCGGATCTCTTACATCACCTATACCAGCGTCTTTAGCATTTCTATCACCACTACGTTGATCAGATAATCTATCAGTTCGTATTATAGCTACATCTTTTAGTTTAGAGGTTTTTCTTATTTCAGCTAGAATAGTTTTTAATTGAGATTCCTCTGTCTTACAAACTTTAATCCGTAATCTAGGATACTTAGGCATTGGTATTTTATTTTTTATTTTACCGTTTTCTATCTCAAGTGTTACATACGCATAATCGTTTTCTATTATCCTATACTCTGGTATCCGCTTAGGAGCATCCCATTTAATGTATCCATGATTAGTTGGATGCTCACCCCAATTCTGACATACCAGAGAACCTGCGTACGCAATTGTTTTTTGTTTGTTAAGGTATTGTTGCTTATGTATATCACCTAACAGGACCATATCGTATCCGTTGAATATATCAGTCGTTACTTCACCAGGTAGTTTGAATCCTACATCAGTAGTTGCACTCTCTACAGAGCCATGGTACAGAGCAATTTTAGTTTTATCAGTTTTTATATTTTTAGATAATATATAATCTTCAGGATCATTAAAAACTGACATAACATTAAATACACAATCAGCTATCTCATATAATCCATTATCTTTAAGATAATAAAAATTATCTAAATGTAAAGAGTCAACTATAGGTGATAATGCATCCAGTCTATTTTTATTATTAAGATTACAATCATGATTACCGGCTATAAGTATAGTTGGTGCTATCTTGCTTAATTTAGTAAATAGATCAGAAGTCATTTCAATTAACTCTGGACTCATCTCAGTTTTAGCGTGAGCTATATCTCCTGCTAAATATATTAAAGAATTTTCTGGTAAGTTATCTTTTAAATCTTTATACAGTTTTCTAAATACCTGCTTATACTCTTTATGACGTCTAAGATTACGTATATGTACATCAGCTATATGTGCTATACATTCTACTTTTTTAAAACCTACATCTATACTATTCAAATCATCTTCTCCTTAATTTTCATCTCCATTAATTTATATGACGTTAACCCTTCACTATCTTGTATTAATGAATTAACTTTTGAAAATCCTAAATCGCTAGGATCTTCTTCTTCTAAATTAATTAATGTAACTGATACACCGTTATTTATAAAATACTCACAACTCTGCAATGCTTTTGATCGTGCATCTCTATCAAGAGCTATATTAATACTCTTAACATTATTTTCAACTACTGCTTTTTTTAACTTTTCTAAAACTATTTTACCAAATAACGGTATTGCATTACGCTTTACTGCTAAAGCATCAAACACACCTTCTACTACCGTTATAGGTTGACTCCAGTCTATATACAATTCAAATCCTATTATATCTTTTGATACTTTAGGATTTTTATGTTTAAACGTAGCATCATAGTAATATGATCTACCAGTAAAAAAATTTAATGAACCATCTTTATCATAACTTGGTATAATTACCATTTTACTATAAGGCCCTGTTTCACAGTAACCTATATTATATCTTAAAATATCTTCACGAGATATACCTCGTTTTTTTAAATAACTTAATGCATTCCAAAACTCTGGATTACTGCTATCAACTGTAAGGAATGATCTAAACTCTTGCGGTAGTGATAAGTCATCGTATGATTTTTTAACTGATGTAGTAGCGACATACCCAGTAAATTGTTGAAGCTTTTCTATATGCATTTTAGATGCTTTAAGTTTTTTAAACAAATGATATAAACTTCGACCTTTAACACCACATACCCAACATTGCCACATTTGAGTTCTTAAATTAACTTGAAGTTTCTTTTTTGAATGATGGCAGAATGCACAGTGAAACGCTACTTCATCGTTTTGTAGTGGTCTACCTCTATTAAGTAAAGATTCAAGTAAAGTCTGTAGTTTTTTAAGCATATACTAATATACGAAAATAATCATTAATAACAAACGTTATTTTAATTTTTTTCGTTATACCATGCAGTTGGTATAGATTTATCTGCCCAAATAATATCATTTTTAACACAAAAGTCTGCATATGTAGTTTTACTGCCTTTACGTATCTTACCTTTAGAGTTTTGAAAAACTAATCTAATATCTAGCTCAGGGTGTTGCTTTTTTATTAATAGATGTTTTTTTCTATCTTCTAGAACCCAACGACCTTTAGTTTCTACTAATATACCATTAGGTAGAGTAAAGTCGATTGTATATGTATGATTAGTTTCTGGTTTTATATACGGAATTACAGTTGTTTCATATTCAAACTTAACCTTTGCCTCAGTGAGTTGCTCAGATACTTTGTGTTCGAATCCGCTTCTATAACCATGCTTGATAGCATTTGCTCTTGCTTTTGAAATTTTTCTTGCCATAACGTTTACTATAATAAATAGGTTATTTACCTATCAAACCGCACTACAAACGTCATATCCACGTTTTGAAGTTTCTGAATTGGTTTAGCTAATTTAGCTACTGCTAGCATTCTACCAAATTCATCGTATAACCCGACTGTAGTGAGATAAGGATTAAACTCAGGTTTAGTTGCAAAATCTCTTAACTCTTCTGAATTAGTAACATTACCACATTCATCTATTATAGGTTTTAATAGAGTTGGATTTAGAGACAAATTAAAGTCAGAAGCTTTTGTATGACATTTTATTTTATGCTCATATATCCGTCTAGTATTCTTTAATGATAGTTTAAAATTTTCACTAAAAATAGCTGCACTTGAGTTACCAATAGTTGCAGTACCTTCATGAAGAGATCCTGAAAAGTATCTTGGATAATTTGTATTAGTTAATGATAGTAACCCTTGTTCGTAAAAAGTATTACCTACAGCATCTTCTTGATACGCAGTTGATTCTTTCCAACTATTATCATATAACGAGAGTACTTGACCTTCAGTTAAAGATGTATTATAGAATCTTATTTCATCTAAAGAGCCACTGAATGGTTTAACTGGGTATGGAAATGTATGAGTTATATTAGATCCAGTTACCCAACCTAATCCGTCATCACCTAAGAATATATCAGATTCATTATCAGTACAGCCAAGTGAATCAACTACAGTTCTGTCTAATTTACCGTTAATCCAAAGATTAAGTACATCACCTGCTTTTTCTAATACTATATGATTATCAACTAAAGGAGCTAAAGGTAATTTAGATTCTAAAACCGTCGTCTTTTTTCCATCAGAACGTCTAACCACTAAAGTATTAATTTTATTTGATTCACAATACTCTATATCTTCACCATCTTGCTGAAAGTGAGTATTTTTTAGTTCAATATTATATGGGTATATATCGTTAACACCTTTGTTAGAAAATTCTTGAAAGTATTGACCAGAGGAGTTATCTAGTTTAGAAGTATTACTCAATCCAGTTTTAGTTATTAAGGTTACATAATCTCTACCTGCAGTAGAGCCGGATATCATATTAAAACAAGGTATCCTAGTACCACCTGCATTACCACCTGCACCTGTAGTCTCGTACCGTTCAGTACGTAATATTGTATTAATTCCAGGTATTTGATTTTCAGGTATTTTAACCCAAAAACTTATTGCAAATCCTCGAGGGTGTCCTAAGTTTAATTTTGTATGATGTGGTATTTTTATACTACCACTATTATTAAACTGAGCACGAATACCTGATTGAACTGATGATTGATAGTAATTTATAGAATCAGCTGATCGTATAGAACCACTTTGTGCGAATACTGCAATACCAGGTGTATATTTTACTTTATCTGAAATACCGTGATTCTTGTAAGTTGATAAATCTTTAACTTTGGTAGGTCCTAACCCTCTATGCAATAATATATCTGAAGATCCACTCGTCTGATTTAAGATAGTAAATAACTCGTTAAAGCCATAATACCCTACTAGATTACTCTCACTTACAAAATTGTTAGAATTAATACCTTTATCTATAAAATTACCGTAACCATCATCTAATAGGTCAAAGGAAGCAGTCATTGGAGCTATTTGATCTAACCGTAAATATGGATGTTTATAAAGAGTAGTTAAATGTGTGTCTGTTAACGAAGATTCATAAAATCTTATATCATCCATTGAGCCTGTAAAAGCGTTCATTTTAGTATTTACTCCAGGGTTAGCACTTTGAGCTGCCCCAAGTGAATATGAACCAGATGCACCTACATATAAACTTCTATCATATTGTATAGAAGAAGTAACTGCACGATAAATTTCGTTTGACCATGAATGTGATGGCAAGTTAGCTGTACCAGGCTCTATAGATTGAGTTGCGTAACCTACTTGTTTTATTACAGTATAACCTCTATGATTGTTAGGGTCAGGTCTGAAAATACGTAGAGTGGTTTTAGCAGGTGAGTGTCCCCAAGGTGGTAATTCTTGGTATTGAGATCCTGATGTACCTAGAAATGCATCACCGGGCCAAAATTCTTGTTGTACACTTATTAAATTCCATGAACCTGTAGCTAAACCAAATCCTTTATCTATAGCAGCTTGTATTGTACTATCAGTTGCATTTGATCCTGTAGCTCCCCAGTGCATTTGTAGGGGTAGTAAACCTTTAGGATTATTTGTGTAACTATCGTATGAACTTGTCAGCATATTTAATTCAAAATATGCATTTTTATCTCTGGTAATAATAGTGCTTTGACCAGGAGCACCTGTAACTTTATTTGGCATCTCGTTCCAATCAGGTGGTTTAACCCACATAGTGATATTATATACTGGCATACCATGTGAAGCATTATTACCTAATGCTTGACCTCCTTCATAAGTCCACCAGTTAGTTACATTTGATCCAGTAAAGTCGGTAGCTGGTTTTAATTGTAGTCCGTTACCAGCATTATAGGAGTGAGTAAGGTTACTACCAGGTCTACCAGTTACAGTATCATAAGCATGTACTTTAAACATAATACTACCAGTACCTACTAATGCTTGTGAGCCAGTTTGTATAATAAACCCTGCACCTTCCGAAGGTATTGAGCTAGTTGCTTGTTGTAGTCGTGTAGTACCATAGAGGTCAACTAAACCACTTTGTGAGCTTTCAAATTCCCAGTGATTAGCAATTAATGGTGGTGTATTGTAAACTGTAGAAGAAGCAGTTATTAATTTTTCTCTATCTAAAGGTAAAGTTTCTATAAAATGATCTTTAAAATTAATAGAGCCTGAAAGTATTCTTAGATCGTATATTGTAGATGGTACAGATATAATATGAGCTTTTTCGCCTAAAAAACGAGTTTCTCTTTCTGGTAAATTACCACCAAAGTTTTTATTAGGGTTATCAGGATTTTTATAATATAGATGGTTTACACTATCATATATAATACTTTTATATGTACCGTTTAAATTTTTAGATTCAAGATTTATATTTTTACCACGGATTGGATCTGCAAAACTATATGAATGATAGTTAGCACCTAAAACTTGTGCACCATAACTACTACTATACGTTGAGGCATCTAGAATATACTCTTTATGCACATCGAATGGTGTAATCGTAATATCGTTGTTATCTATTTTTTTAAATACTGACATATAATTCTATTATATAATAATAAACCCTCTATAATAAATATAAAGGGTTTATATATTTAGGCTATTATTCTAGTCAAGTAAATATTAAAAGTCAAGTTTAACCTTGATTAGTGCTTCTCGGTCAAAAGATTTTATTAATGGTTTACTTAATTTAGCTGTAGCCAGTAATTCCTGTCTATCATTATATAACCCAACTGTAGTAATATACGATTTAGGATCTTTTATCATAGTTGGGTGACGTAATGCACCTAAAGAGCCAGTTGAGAATGTTGGATTATTACTAAAATTATAATCTGCATTCTTAACACGTACATAGTAAAACGTTGATGTAACCTCTTCTTCATTTCTTGCAGCAAATCCATAACTTGAATTGTATGCTGCAGCTCCTGATATTGCNGTAAATAGCATTGAGTTATATTGATTATTCGTATTTGAAGCAGTNATATTTCCTGTTGGANTAATTCCTCGTTCTTTAAGTCTACCTGGATTAAGTATTATAATTCCAAGATCAGGNTANACTAACCCATACCCACCAGTTACTCCGTCATCATCAGTAGTTAACTCACCACCAGCAATAGTTCCACTAACTACACTATAAACACGTTGACCGTCATTTATAGTTGCATCACCAGTTCCACTGTTATCAATCAGCTTAGTTATATTACCACCTGTAGTAGATATACCACTACCACTTAATACTAACTCCCAATTACCTGGATCTAATTTTTCTTTAAGTCTAGCTCTCTGAAAGTTAATAGCTAATATATGTTCTTCATCTACTTTATTATCAAAAGTAAATGTATTATCTCCTGGTGCAAGTAGTAAGTTTTTATACTGAGTATATACTGCTTTGGTTGGATAATCTTCATTTGTAATTATACTACCACTCCCTTGTTTATGCCCGTAAGCAATAGCAAACTGTACTGATGAACCAACTGCTACTGATGAGCTATTGTATACATCCCAGTAGTATCTACCAGCATTAGAGGATGTTTGAGCGGATGCAGTATGAAAAGTAGAGATTTCTCCTGTACCATTAGACCAAATACCTGCAGTAACTTTTTCCTTTCTATTTGATATAACATCGTTACCTACATCAAATCTTGAATATATCTTACCTGTAGTAGTTTTCTGTTCTAGTGCGTCTCTTTCACGAACTATTTGAGTAGCTAACTTTTGTGCTTCTCTTATAATAGCTCCTTGAGCTGAATCTTGAGTAGAAGGCAACCCATCAGCTTGTCGTTTTTCTTCCTGAAGCTGATTTTTAATCGCTTCTACTTCTGCAATTTCTTTTTCTATTTGAGCTTTAGTTTTATTAGCCATATTTTTTCCCTATTTCTTAAAGATCACCACCTGATGTTGCGACTTGTTGTTTATTAACAGTTACGGTTACAGTTGCTCTACCACCTGTCTCATTACCTATAATTGTTAAGGTAGCTGTTTTTGATTGTATAGGTTGATTTTTTGCTACCACTCTAAAGCTAAACCCTACAGCTGATACTGATTGAGCTGATTCATCATCTCCTACAAATGTTGGAACAGTTGCGCCTTGCATTAGTACACTTTTAACTGCTGTACCAACTTCTAAAAATGCAACGTCACTATTTGATAAGATTGCTGTATAACCTAATGTTGAGTTGCCACCTTCAAAATTAGAAGTATTTGGTGATACATCAACTGCATCTCCACCAGCTACTAAAGTAATTGTAGAATTTGGTACCGTTATAACTGGAATACGAGTTGTACTCTTTCGTAAAGTAACTAACTTATATTTCATTGTTTGTGTTTCATCTGGAATAGCTTCTATTAGAGGCATGTTATCTATTGCAATACCGTAATAATTGCTACCTAGAGAGTGAGCTGGGTTCCATAATGAATAATCAATCTCATCATCAGCTAATGCAAATTGAGTAATCTTAAATTCGTCTGCTCCCTTTGCTAAAATTTCACGTCCTTTCTTTGTCAGAATGGCGTCCACTGTAATTGATGTATTGTCTAAATATCCCATAATTTTTTCCCTTTATATTCTTTGTCTTTAATAAATATGATTAAACATTAAAAACTGTTGTTTTTTTATTCAATAGTTAAGTTTCCTCTAAAAGATGGATCGGAAGTAATAATCTGATTTGGATCTCCTATAGTAAATGAAACTACTGGTCCTCTATCTGGAGTCTCAGTACTATTAATATTAAAATCAGGAGCTGTTACTTGAGTTCCAATATGTCTTGTCCTATCAGTACCCGTTGTACCTCCTAAATTATAATCAGATACTTGCGCGTATACTAATGAGTGGCTAAATGCAAATTTGTTAAACGATCTACCATCTTCAAAAGCTTTTCCTAAGGATGCACTCTTCATTGTATCTAAAACTGAACCATTACCTTTATAAAAATATTTAGTAGTTTTTCTAAATTCTGATTTACGGTAGTCGCTTATATGCATGAAGCTTGCTGATGACACATAACCAGGTGTGCGTACTTTGATATAGTTATTGGTTGATGTATTATATCCAGATGGTCCTAAACTAGAGCTTTTTTGCAAACTAGTAAATGTGTATTGTGAGCTTGATACCTTGTTGGTAACTCGCAGACTACCATTAATTGGTTCTAACATTGACCCATTAGTAGTTGATGAAAAATGAGAAGGTACACTACTTGTACTACCCTGCTTTTCACGTTCTTTAGCAGCTTGATATGCTATTGTATTTTTACCTATACTTTTTGTATTTTTATTAGATAGAGTTATAATAGGTGAATCACTTGACCCTATAGTTCCATCCACCGTAGTAGTATTTTGAATAAATTCTGGTTTAGCTGTTGGTGTACTTTGTTGAGTGATTGCACTAAAAGATTTCATTACCGAGTTAAGAGGTGATACTTGTTTAATATTAATTTTAGTCGGCTTCTTTGATGGCTTACCTAGTTTAGCAACTAAAACTTGAGGTGTTAGTTGATACCCTAACTGCGTAACTCGCGGTTTATTTACTAACGGTGAAGTTAATTGCTGCACTTTAGCAACTTGAGCAGTAGTTTGAGCTATAGGGGCTGGGCTACCGTCACCTGATATTGACATTCTACCAGGTGGTGATATTTTAGAACGCTCTATAAAGTGAGGTTCAATCACCACTCCTAAATCAGCATTAGCTCTTGCTGGTATAAGTCTTTTAAGCATACTAAATAGTGACATATCATATAATTTTAATTCATTAAGATAGGTCATTTGATTAGTATCTTTACTGTACTTCTTCCAGTATGAAGTATTAAATCCAGATAAATCTACATATTCAGATTCGTATGCTTGTTTTGGGTCACCTATAAAATTATCTAACGGTGCTCTTCCTATATGATCAAATATATCTTTATTAATCTGATCCGTAGGAGAAAAATATATACCTAACCCGTTACTGTCTAGCGCATACTTATCGCTGCTAGGTAGTTCAGCACGGCCTTCTGCACTTAAGTGTCTGAGTAGCTTATTCTCTTCAGTTCGTATTTTATTACTCGTGTAACTGTTAGGACCTAACTCTGGTGTATTAATAAAATAATACTCTTCTGAAAATCCGTAAGGTATAGAATCAGGGTAATTAATAGTAGAGCCTGATACTGAAAACTCTCGTGAACTATCCCAGTAAGTGTACTTTACACGTTGATCAGGTTGTACACTTGCTATAGCTTTTGATGATGTCTCTTTAGCTGCACTTCCTGAATAATGATTTGCTTTATCACTTAACCTCAGTCTTAATAATAAATTATTAAATGAATCTGTTGGTCCATTAGATGAATACAACTCAGTAGCTAATGTATGATCTACTAATGTAGATTGTGATAGAGGGGTTGCATAGTACCTTAACTCTTGCATAGAACCGCTAAACGGTATTCCAAATGCACCGTGTTGTTGGTGATGTACATATGCTGAAGTTTTACTAGATGTAACGAACCCTCCAAGGTATGCTCGCTTACCTGCTTCTAAACTTCCTGACCAAGATTTATTTATAGAACTTGAATAATATGCATCACTACCAGTTACAGTTAAGCTGCAAGATACATTTTGATCTATAACTTCATAATCACCGCGCAACGCAGTTAATTCATATTTAAAATTACTTCCAGTATGGTAAGATCCTAATGGATGAGAATTTTTATTTGCATGTCTATTAAGTAGTAAAGTCCACCAACCGTGACCGATTTGTTTATCATTAGTAGATTCAAATATCCTAGCTTTACCAGTTGATGCAGATACATACCCTTGAGAGCTAGATAATATCATACTAAAATGACCGAATTCGGTAAACCCTACAGTGCGACCTTCATGTACTGCACTTGAATGACTTCTATGTAAAGTAATACCTAATTCATTATTTACTTGCCATATTGATTGAGTGTGAGCTCCTACTGTAGTTTCAGGCCATATTCTAACCTCTACTGCATTAGGAGTTACATTACTAGATGTAACCCAACCTGAAGTTTTATGGTGAGGTCCCCAGAAAGTATCAACTGCTTGTTGTTGATTAAAATTTAAACAATATTTAAAATTAGGTTCTTTAAATAAAACTGTTTGTTCACTTTTCTTACTGGAGCCATATTCATAAACGGGTAAAATATCTTCTGGTATACCGTAGCAGTTTATTAAGCTACGGACTCCAGTCATAGTACCTTTACTCTTTAATAAAAGTGGTAAATTATTTACAATACGCTTCCATGTCTCAGCTGTTCGTTGTTGAGCAGTCATTGTACGTATCGATGCAGTTGGTGAGCTTTGTATAGAGAAGCCATTTTCAGTCTTACCTAATTTATACTCCCATAACTCTTGATTAGGATCACCGGTTAGTAAATCAATACCATAAGATTTACCTACGTGATACACTAAATCGTCTGATATGCCCTGCTTATTTTCATAATTAGTATTATGTAAGCGATTATTAAGATCAGTAAAGTATTTAGTGTAAGTCCAGGATACATCATGTGATTGAGCAACTAAATCTAAAAATCTTAAATATGTCTCATTATCATCTTTACCACGATCGCTTAAATATTGTGGTACGGTTTTTCTTAATAAATTATTATTTTGACTATCGAATGCACTTGCAGAAGCTGCAGCTGATTTTCTCCAGTTAAGAGCTTTAGAGTTTTTAACATCTAAAAGTTCATATGAAGCTCCTGGTAAAAATATACTATGAACTGCCCAGTCAAATAAATCATCTGAGTCCCATTGTAGGTAATCTTCCTTCCAACGTGCATTTTTATATGAACCGGATAATTTAGGGAACGGGGTTATAACTGATCTAGTCCAATCTCGTTCTCCTCCTCCTTTCGATCCTGATAGGGTAATATATTTTGAATCTGAACCACTTTCAAAATATAACCATTTTTCAAAATCATCGAATTCATTTATTAATTTTACTTTTTTATCTACCCACTTTTTTTGATATTTTTTATTGTATAAGGTTCCTCGAGATCCAGTATACTCATAAATATATACATCTGAAGTTGCAAAATCACTGTATTCTATTTCTTGTGCTGACCTATCGTATTGATTTATAACTTGAAGTTTATATATAAAGTTATCAATACGTTGTTTAGCAGAGCTAAAGTGAACATAATTACTAAAGACGGAGTAGTCTATATTGAGCTGTATACCATCTGCGCTTGAACTGTAACTATTTAGTATAGTTGTTTGCGTGTCAGGATCTGTACCTAAAACTTGATTATAGCTTTTATAATCAGTCTGTAATCTAGCAGTATCATCTAAACATAAATCAAAGTTGGGTCCTTGAATTGTCGTACCTTGCAATAGAATTGGTGCATCAAGCATTACTCTATTAATAACTGGTTGAGTTGCTTCTGCTACTAACCATGATTGATGGTTTACATTAATATTAGATGGTATAGGTTCATAAAGCTTGAGTAATATTGTATTAGGTTCATCTGGGTCTGTTGGAAAAATATCATCGATTAACCAAGCTGCTACTGTAAATACTTTATTATAGGCTAAATTTAATTGTAGAGCAGTCCACAGTGGATTATTTGGTATAGCTGCATGTGTATATGGTCCAGTAACTGCTGAAGTAACTTTAAGTCGCTGTAATCTGCTATAGAAAGTTTCTAATAAATCACCTTGATTTACTTCATCATCTTCTACTACTGATGGTACAATTCGCACCTCTTTACGATCTGCACTTATAGAATGTATTTTAAATTTAGGTCCTACTGGTCCTCCAACTGCATCTCTATGAAAGTTATAAACTACATCGTAGACTCCATTATCAAAACCTAAACTATTTAAGTTACCGTTTATATCGAGGTCTACTGCAGGCATACCTTCTAGATCAGAACCTATAGACCAGCCCTCAACTTTATGATCAGAGAAGAGTAAATTTTTATTTACATCATACACATGTAATTCGACTCGATCAAAATCACTTTGACCATAGATAGGATTTTGTAAATATCCATATATTGTATCCATTGAGGTTACATCGTCTAAAGAATATAATTGAGCTTTGACTTGACCAAAAGTCAAGTCTATTTCATCTATATTTTTATAATAATCAAATGGCATTACATCTTCCCTATTAATTGTTTAAAGTCAGTATCTATTGTACGTCTATATTGAGATAGAGTAAATGATTGGCTCCGTAAGCTAACTCTAAGTTTAGGTGAGTCACCAGGCTTTAATAATATTACACCATTATCGTTTCGTACTAATTTTTGTTTTATAGTCTCCCTGTCACCTATAATTACTATATCTTCATCAGATGCTAGTTTAGTATCACCTGCTAATTCACCCAGTTCAAGTCTTGCTTGTTTCTTTTTAGTAACTTCTATATCTTCTTCTGATAAAATAAGATCACTATCAGAAAGGTTTGGTCTAGCCATATCTCCTACTAACTCGACGGTAGCTTCAAGCTTAACACCACTCTCTAATTCTATTTCTTCTTCATCTATTACGTCTTCGATACGAACTGTAAATACTGGTTTGCCATGGCTGTCTACAAAATCAGTAATTGCAGCTATATTTGGTAACGGTTCTTCTGGTTCATCCGGTATTGGGTCTCCAGTTTCTGGATCTGCAAATACACAACTACCGTCGTCTATTAAAGCTGCTGGATCATAATTTTCTGCATCAGGATCTGTACAACCTCTTCTTAACTCCTCTACTACTATAGGATCGGGTAAATCAAATTGAGTTTGATCTTGACCTAAATCTAAATCTACTACAACTTCGTTATTAATAACTATATTAGGAAACTCTACTCTATTATCACAGTCTTTTTGATTTTCTAAAGCAACCTCCGTTGGTGTTATAGCAGGAGGTGGTTTAACTACGTCCTGAACTGGATCTACAGGTGGTCTACCTGGATCTACCTTATCTTCTATTTCTTTTATAACCTCGTTTGACTCTTCAATGATTTTATCTATTTCAGTTTTAACTGGTGATTCTGGTTGAGGTCGTTCAGGGTCAGGCTTTGGTGGAGGTGGAGGTATAGTTCTTATAAACTCCGGATTAGGTTTACCATCTTTAATAGGTGGAATATAAGGAGATTCACCTCCAGATGTACGCACTGGTGATTCAGGTAGTGGTCGTGCAGTAACTGTAGGTGCAGGTTTACCGATAGGTTCATCTGACCTACCTACACTAGCTTGAGCTTTCTGCAAAGGTGTCTTGCCTGCGTCTCGTATCTTTTGAGCGCGAGTTATATTAACTTTTTTATTTATAGCCATTATCTATTAACCTTAAAGTAAAAGTTTTCGTCGTAAACGACTACTGAACTATCTGATTGAGTTACTTGAAAACATAGTTTATAATAACGCTCAGGCATAAAAGAGCTCATTTCTAATTTCATAAAATTACCTGATGAGTCGCAACTTAATTTAGTTCCTTGATTACTGTAAGGTATAATAAACTCTTCCGTGATCGCATCTTTTACTCCATAATAAGAGGAAGTTGGTAAAAATTTAATAGTTTTAAAATTAGATTGAGTAGAAAAAGTTTTAGTAGGGTATCTATCACGACCTACTACTCTAATTTTTGGTTGTTCTTTTGTACTATACTCATGCTTAAGGTTTTTTATATAAACTACACTTTGATCAGAAGTTAATTCTGATAATCCAGATGAGTCAAAACTTGAATCATCATATACCACTTCTAATCTAGGTTGATATACCGTATTTGTCTGTCTTGAAAAATATTGAATACTGCCGTAATTAGTAGAATCAGTTTCTTGTGACCCTGAACGTAATATTATTAAACCGTCATTATCTCTACTACCAGTCAAAAGGTATTGTATAGCAGGAGTTACATCCATTCTTAAATCTGCTGATTCGTGTTCAAATGACTGAGTACCGTAATAGTCGTTATACCAAGTACCACCCCCTGTTACACTATTAAATACCATAGCTGAACCATCAGCTAAAGAGCGTGAAGTCCACTGTGTGTCCCTAGCAGCTATATACTCTATACTAGTTGCCTGCTTATCTCTGTATATCCATGAAGAAGCTAAATTATCAAATAGATTTAATGCAGTAGGTTCTAATCTTCTACCTGAACCTTCGTCCCAGGATTGAGATAATGCGTAAGCAATTAAAGTGTACTCTCTCGGTACTTCAGATGTACCTGCTTGGTAAAGGTTTAAATAAAATCGAGGATTATTAATTTTACCTGCTGCTACTGAAGAGCTAACCTCGTCTAGAGGGAATTTAATTAAAATTCTAGAGGAGTGTATTCCAGCAGATGAAGAAATTTTAGTTAATTCAAGTACTGAATCAATCCCAGCATTTAAACTTCCAGTTTTTTCGTAGATAGTGTTATCTGAATCTGCATATATAGATTTTATCATGTTATAGCTCCTAAACTGATACTACACGACCTTTAATATCTGAATTTGGGTATTTAATTTCAAATATGCTAGGGTCAAGTGATGGGTAGATTACCTGATTTCGTGTTGCTTGATTAATGTCGTAAATATTACCTGAATACCCTGATTGCTCGTCTTGAAGATTATACACATCAATCTTTACAATACTCTGAAGTCCCATTATAGTAGATAGTTCAGTGTACAGGTCTGATAATATAATAGGTTGATTTATCTGCCAATCATCTATATTAAAAAACTGCTGTACGCTTTTGATAGCTTTTAATAATACATCATTACTATTGAATCCTGGTAATGTTAGTATTTCAAAATCTATACCAATATTTATGATATAAGCATTCTTAATGGTAATTGAATCTGTTAATAACCTATATGGACTTAGATAACTTTTTACATTTTCTTTAGTTGCTGGGTTAGTTTTTACCAGCGCTTTATTTGCATCATATGATAACGTATACAAACTTACTGCAAATGGATTTCTCAATCTATTATTAGTATCACTTATATTTAATTTTTCATCTTGAGTAGCATATACTTTTGCTACAGAGCCAAAGCTACCTGGCATAGTCATGGTACGAATCATATAATCATCTTTACTAACTACTCGACCTTGAGCATTAAAAAAAGCTAAGGCGTTATCACGTATTTCATCTGCAGACTCTGCTCCTCTACCACCTTGAGCTGGTACTGGGTTAGTAGCTGCTACTGATTTTTTAGTACTATTAAATAAGACTCTATCTAGCCCTGCTCCTTCACTAATAAAATTAATTAAATCTATGTCAGCTATTTCACCTGATGCGACGTTATCTTTAATACCATTACCAATAGTATACTCAACTGTTATTGTAGTATTATACGGCGCTTCTCCATAAGCTTTAGTATACATAAAATTAGATGGATCAATAAATTGATTACTAGTTGGAGTTACAGTAGGTAGTGCAGATCCTGCATTCTTAGGATTTGGTATAACCTCTTCATCTGGCCTCGTTGAAGTTCCAGGACCAAACTCTAGTACATACCTACCATCCTCTCGTACTCTTGAAGTAAATCGTTTTGAAGTCTTTTTTAGTTTAAGTAAATATGGCGTCTCTTGATTATATACAGTTAAATCTGGATCAATATATTGATCGTTTTGTACTTGTTTAAATACTGTATCTTGTGCTAGATATGGTACTTCAGTCCACTCCTTTCCTGATGCATCTGTAACTTTAATTATTTCAATAATATTAGTTCTAGCTAATGCTAGCTGTAAAAATGGTTGCACTGCCCCTACTTGAAAAGTTTCTGTAACAGGTGTTCCTGATTGAAATCCTGCTTGTTTTCTTAATAGATAGAAAGTTGGATCTCCAGTTGAATCATCTGTAGAAAAAATAGACACTTCAGTAGGGTTAGTAGATCCTGATACTGTAAAATCTATTGGCAGNTTACGTCTATATACTGTGCCGTTGGTAGATCTAACTCTCATACCACCTCTTATAGATAGTGCATAGTCGAAATCAGGTCTATTATTTAACCCAGCTCCTTTAGCTGGAATAGTTTGAAATATATCTACATCAACATTAGCTGATATAGCTTGCTTAGGTTTATACCCAAGAGCTTGAGCTAATGATATAACGTTTTTACGTTCAGATGCATAAGGTAGTAAGGTTTCCTTAAACTGTTTATCTAAGTAGAAGCTTAATACATCTCCTACATAAGCAGTCGTCTCTAGGAACATCATTCCTGGAGATGCTTCACTGAAGTCATTAAAGGTTGTTGGATAGTACGTTTTTGCAAAATTTAATAAATTCTTACGGATAGTAGGAAAATCCTTACCAGTATATTTAATATCTTTGCTTATTTTTTTATTTATTGATGCCATGTCTTT